GCCTCTAGGGCCTCCCGTGCCGCCGTTAGCGAATTATGGGCTAACTCCAACTGCGCCGGGTATAAACGGTTCCGCCATTCCTGCGGCACGCGTTCCAGGATCAGCAGCATCATCGCCGCCGCGTGGAATGCCCCTTCCGCCGCCTCCAGGCGCTGTTCCGCTGTCAATGTCGCCGCCATTGCCTCCTCCGGTCGAGTTAATCGACGTCACCCTCAGGATTACCCGCGAACACGGTCGGGTGGTTATCGAAAACGTGCCGCCGGAAGAGATCCTGTTCAGCCGGCGGGCAAAGCGCGACGATATCCCCTACCTGTGCCACCGCCGCCGCTGGACCCGCAGCGATTTGATCCAGCAGGGCTACGACGAGGACTGCCTGGAGGATATCCCGGCCAACGAGAGCCTGGATTGGAACCAGGAGCGGGTAGAGCGCCACCGGCTTGACGACGATACGCCGCAATACGAGCGCACCGACGCCGGCGAGCATCTCTGGATCGAAGAGAACTACGTCCAGCTCAGCCGCGACGGCAAGGCTGGCCGGACCACCGAGCTCTACAAGGTGATGACGGCCGGCAACGGTCGGGTCATCCTGACCCGCGACGGCGAGCCGTGTATCGACTGCGTTGACGAGGCGCCGTTTGTCAGCGTCACGCCGATCCCGATGAGCCACCGGCTGGTCGGGATGAGCCTGGCGGATCTGGTGATGGATCTGCAGTACGTCAAATCGGTCATCATGCGGCAGATGCTCGATAATGCGTACCTCTCCAACTGGCCGCGCGTCGAAGTCGGCGACGACAGCGTCAACGAAAACACTTATGACGATCTCTTAACCCTGCGCCCCGGCGGCATCGTCAGGACAAAGCGGCTCGGCGGTATCTCGCCGATGGCGATCCCCTACACCGCGGACAAGACGTTTCCGCTGGTGCAGTACCTCGACACGACGGCCGAACTGCGCACCGGCGTGGCGCGCGAGGGCAGCATGATCACCGCCGACGCGCTGAACAATACGGCGGCCAGCTCGATCGCGATGCTGCAACAGGCCGCCGGTCAGCGTATCGAATTGTTTGCCCGGATCTTCGCGCACGGCGTCGAAAAATTGATGCGCGGCGTCATGGAGTTGGTGCGCAAAAACCAACAGCAGGAGCGGATCATCCGGGTCACCGGCGGCTATCTGACGGTCGACCCGCGCGAGTGGCGTGACGAGATGCCGGTGACGGTCAGCGTCGGGCTCGGCACCGGCAACCGAGATCAGGTGCTCGCCCACCTGATGCAGGTCATCCAGATCCAAGGGACGATCGTGCAGCAGCAGGGTGGCGTTACCGGGCCCTTGGTCTACGCCAAGGATGTTTATGCGGCCCTCCAAGAATTGACGACCAATGCTGGATTTAAGACCAGCTTCTTCAGCGACCCGAGCATGCCGCCGCCGCCGGGCTCGCCGCCGCCGGGAGGCCCACAAAAGCCCGACCCGGCGATGATCAAAGCGCAGGCCGCCATCCAAGCCCTCCAGCTCAAAGCCCAGGCCGAGGCTCAGCAGAGCCAACAGAAGGCCCAATTGGAGGCCCAATTACAGCAGCAGCAGGCCCAAGCGGAGGCGGGGCTGGCGCAGCAGAAACTGCAGCACGAATTGATGCTGGAGGAGCGCCGCCTGGCCCACGAGATGGAACTGGAGCGGCAGAAAAGTGCCAACGACATCTTGATCGCGCGGGCGCAGATGGAGGCCCAGAACGAGGTGCGGCTGCAGGAGGTGCGCCTTAAATATGCCGCCGGGGCCTATGCCGCCGGGCAGGGTATCCGGCCGCCGGAGCCGAACGGCGGCGGCAACGCCTGATGGCTGACGCGCTGTGGTGCCGGGCAATCTGACACGTCATGAAATTCCGCGCCTTCGCCAAGGCCCTCGGCGAGCACTGGGATATGCCGCCGTCGCGCTGGCGATCGACCCAACCGGCGCCCGAGGACAAGATGCAGCTCGGCGAGAATGCCCGCCGGTTGCTCGACGACCCGGTACTGCACGCCGCGCTCGACCGGGTGCAGCAGAAATTGATCGAAAGCTGGCGCAACACTGCGCCCGGCGAGGGTGAGGCCCGCGAGGCGGCTTATCGGCTCTATTGGGCTAGCGAGCTGTTCCGCGACGAACTCAGGTTGATGCTGGGGGACGCCCGCGCCATCGAGGCGCGCGAGCGCGTGCTGAGACAGGATGCTGCCTGAACTCGACGCCGTCCTCGGCAACACCAGCGGCCTGTCGAACAAGGAACTGATCCGAACCGCGCTTGCGGATCTGGTGCGCGAGGTCGAGAGCGGCCTGGTGCAACAGCGGACCCTGGAGCGCGCGCAGTACGCGCTCGCCGCCACCAAGCGACCGCGTAAGCAGGCAACACCGTAACCCGCCAGCGTCGGACGACGCCGGCTAGCCCTTGAGATGGACAGATGAGTGATGCAGGCGGCGCGCCGCTGAGCAATGGCGCAGACGCGCCCACCGAGCTATCCGAAAGCCAGGCAGCGGCAGCGATCGAGGGCTTGCTCGATCCGCGCCCGCGCCGCGCGCAACAGACACCGCCGCCGGGCTCGCCCGCGGCCCCCGAGTCCGAGCCCGAACAGGCTCCGGATGCTGGACCGGAGGAAGAGCCGGCCCCCAGCGATGATGAGGACGACCAAACCACCGAACCGGTCAGCGGCGATGAGGACGCCGAGACCGATCATCAGAGGGTTGAGCCGCCCACGAGTTGGTCTCTTGACGACAAGGCAGTGTTCCAGCAGCTCCCACCCGAAGCCCAGGCAGTCATTGCCCGGCGGGAGAGCGAGCGAGACAAGGCTTTTCACCAAAAGACCGAGGAGATCGCCGAGCATCGCAAAGCTATTCAGGCGACGATCGGCGAAATACAGCAGGAGCGTCAAAGCTACGCGCAAAATCTGCAACAACTGCTCTTTGTCGCGGCCCCCGAGGCGCAGAAATTTGCCGATATAAATTGGCAACAATTAGCGACAGAGCAGCCGGCCGAATATGTCCGCCTGTCCGCGGAGCGCGATGCGCTGCGCGGCCGGGTGGCCGGTATTCAGGCCGAGATCCAGCGTGTCACGCAGCAGGCCCAGCAGCAGCAACTCTACCACTGGCACGAGGTGCGGCAGGCTGAGCAGGCTCGGCTGATCGAGGCGATGCCCGAGTTTGGGCACGCCGAAAAAGGCCCGCGGCTCGCCGGCGACATGCGGCAATGGTTGCAGAAACACGGCTTTAGCGAACAGGAGATCGGCCAGGTGATCGACCACCGGGTCATTCTTGTGGCGCACAAAGCCATGTTGGCCGATCGGGCTGCCGAAGCCCGCCGCGCGGCCGAAACCAAGCGCACGCCACCACCCGCAGCCCCAGTACAGCCACCCGGTGCCCCACGGCAGCGGAGCGACAGTGCTGCGGCCCAGCGGCGGCAGCAGAAGATGGCGACACTCCGGCGAACCGGGTCCGAAAAGGACGCGGTGTCTCTCCTGATGGACCTGCTCTAGCAACGCCTTAGTAAAACGCCGCCTGGGCAGCGGCACTCGCCAGCGTCGGACGACGCCGGCATCCCTCAGATGGAGCCCTCATCATGGCTATCCTTACCGGTACGGCGACCACCTTTTCCGGCTCGCCTGGCATGCAAGGTCTCAGAGAAGACTTGTCGGACATCATCTACTTGGTCAGCCCTTCCACCACGCCGTTTATGACCAATGCCGGGCGCGGCACTGCCGACGCGGTCTTGCACGAGTGGCAAGTCGACTCCCTGGCAGCGGCCAATACCGCAAACGCCCAGTTCCAGGGCGATGACGTTGCTACCTTCAGCGCCGCGAGCGTCACCTCTCGCCTGGGTAACCGCACCCAGATCAGCCGCAAAGAGGTGATCATCTCTGGCACGCTCGACGCGGTCAGCAAGGCGGGCCGACGCACCGAGCTGGCCTACCAAATGCAGAAACGCGGGCGGGAGTTGAAGATCGACATGGAAAGCATCCTGCTTTCCAACCAGGCGAAAGTGACGGGCGCCGCGGCC